GATGAAGCTGTCCTATTGATTGATGAAATTCTGCGTTTTGATACAGCCGGAGTAGAACCAACAGCAGCGCCAGTTGCATAAAAATCAACAATAAGGCCCTCTCTTATGTTCTTGATTGAATTAACTTTGCAAGTATTCCCTGCAACAGCCAATGCGTCAACATTAGCGAGGATACCTGTACCGTTACCAAACAAGGCTCTGCCTACGTTCCATTTAGCTGTTTCATAGCTTGACTTGATTTCTGTGTCAAGTGCGTCAGCCATAGCGCCCTTTGTTGTAGCAAGCTTCAATGCCTTGTCAGATATGCTCATGGTTACAAACATATCTTTTGCAGATGTGGTGAATCTGTTGTATGCCTGGTTACCGTCTGTTGGTGTAGCTGTGCCTTCAAGTCCGAACCCAAATCCACCGTTAAGACCGACCGGTGCAGCAGCAGTAATTGTAGTTCCAACAAGTGTTTTCTTCTTTACCTTCGACAATAGTGCAGATGGCTCAACAGAAAGTTGATTAGACCATGCAGGAAGATAAATTTCTTTTAACGCGTTTTCAAATGTTAAAATATCCATTTTAAATTACCTCTCTTTTTTTTACTAATTTTGTTTTCTTAGAAATGCGGAAGCTTCGTCAAGTGTCATTGGTCGCTTGGGTATATTTAGTGCAGCGCTTGAAGCCCCTGTTGAAGCCGAAAGCGGAGGCACTTGCTGATTAGTTAATCGTTCAAGGCGTTTCTTTTCGATAGCGTCTTGAAATTCTTTGTTGCTTTCATACAGATTCATGAATTCGTCTTGTGAAGGCCCTTTCTTGTTCATAGAGCTTATGCCTTTTGCAATAGCGTATGCTGTAACAAGTTTTTCCTCAACGTTATCCATTGAAGCAACAGCTTTGTTATTTGTAAGAATGTTAGATATCTGAGGAATATATTGCTTAATGTCCTTGAAATCTTCCATATCTGCAAGGGCATTAATTGTATTCTCAGTTTCGATTTGCTTTTTATCGTTTTCGTATTTCTGCAATATAGGCTCATATTTTTCCATTGCTTTTTCCATTGCTTTTTTCGTTGCAGCTTTTTCTGAATATTCAGCCAATTGCTTGCTGTACTCCTCTTGCTTTGCCTTGACAGTTTCCTCGTCTGCATATATCAAGGAGTGTATGTCGAGAACAGGTGGTGCAAGAATTTCCTCAACAATATCGATAGTTTTTTGATTTGATGTTTCCTTCTGAATGATTTTCAACCTCTCAAGTTCTGCTTTAAGTGCTTCATTTTCTGCAAGTACAGAAGTTACATCAGATTCTATCTGTTGTGCTTGTTGTGCAACGTCAGGTGCAGGAGCCACAATCTGATTTTCTCCCTGTGCTGGTTGCGTTGGTTCAACAACAGGCGGTACTGGTTCAACAGCCTGTGCCGGTGGTTGAGCTTGCTGATTTTCTTCTTCAGCTATTTTTGCTAACATTTGCTCTCGTGCTTGTTGCAAGTTCATTGATTCGGCTTTATTTACAGCGTCTTGTAAACCCATTTAAGAATCACTCCTTTTAAAATTAGCGTATTAACGCATACGCTTGCGAGATAGTAGGACCACCAACCTTTCAAGGTGCCATTTTTTGATTTTGTTGGTCTTGCACCTGTGACATAAAGTTTTGGCGTTGCTCAAATTCATTCAAGTCGTTATGCTGTTTTAAGTGCTTTAATAGCTCATTAGCATATTCCGGCTTTTTGATTTTAAGCAACTGGAATTTCATTTGAAGAATATATCGGGTATGTTCTTCAATGTGGATAGCGTTGTCGTCATGTTCGCTTATTTCGGGAATAATGCCATTTTCAAAGAATACATTTTCCCTTTGTGCCGCCTGCACTTGTAACTGGTGCATTGACATCATGTCAGAATATGCGCCAATTTTCATTGCGTTAAGTGCTTTATTTTTTATTCGCTGAGATATTACACCGTCAGAATTCGTGAACAATCCCATTTTATAGCTTTCAATGAACCGTTGTCGTTGCATTTCTTCTGATACGACTAATTCGTTATCCGTGTCGAAAACAACATCATAACTATTGATATCATCATTAGACCACACAAGCATATTACCGATTTCATTAAGCCCAACAGTGCGTATAATACGCCTTGTTGTAGCCATTTCTTTGTATATCCGTAGCCATATTTTTGCTATATCAATTACAGCATTTCGAATATTATCACCAGTCAATGCAAGCCTTGTGTTGTCGATTTCTTTTAGGCTTTCAATTGCAGTACCAGAAGTTACACCGGACGGAGTTGAACCTATCGCCATGAGCTGAGATACGCCTGCTACGTATTCCATATTGTTTTCAAGTTCGTGCTTTTCGTTAATCACTTCGCCGGGTAAATTACCATTAGGGATTGGCGTAGGTTTGTTGCTACCCTTTTTATAAAAGACTAATGCCCCAGGTTCGCGTGAATTTGTTTCAAAGTCGTCAATGTCTATTGAACCTTCTTCCGCTAAAAACCCATTAAGTGCAATTTGTTTGATAAACTGATGTATTCGATTTACACAGCCATTGTAAGCACGCTGCAATGGTATAAGTTCCTGTATTACCGATTTACCAAAGAATTGTCCCGGAACGTCAATACTGTTTATTTGAACAAGTGGTATTGTATTGTAAGGCAAGTCGCCATAATATACAAGTTCCTTTTCGTCAACAATTATAATTAGTCTACCATTAGGGCTACGCCTATTAGGTCGCTCAAAGTATGTGATTACTTTGGCAGAATTTTTCGCCTTGACATGAGATAGTGTGTTTACAGTAGTTACAGAACCATATCCATTAGTCATTTCGACAGGTGTTAATGAAAAAGTGTCAACGTCTGAGCCTTCCGCCTCAACACCGTACAAGTCGTATATTTCATCAACGCTTTTAACTTGCTCAATAATAATAGAGCGTTGCTCTTTTATGTTCTGTTTGAAAATGCTTTCCGGATAAACTTCAAATGCAGAAAGAACACCATAGTCAATGTCGCCTTCGTAGTATGCGCGTTCGGTAAACGTTTCTGTTCCGTCAGCAGCTATTGACTGTTCTTGTATTCGTGCATATTCGTCACCCTTGGAGCTATCCCACCAGTTAAGAATAAAAGCACTCCCACATATCTCTACCCACCATAAAGCTGTATTCATGACTGAGTTAAAACCTGAAACATTTTGATTATATCTCAACAATTCCGTTGAGATATTAGACTTTGCGTAGTCGTCAATCTCATTAGTTCGTGGCCTTACTGTCATTAGATACTTTAACTTTTTTAAGTTCGCAATCCTTGTTTGTATTAGCGGCGAAATTCTGTTAAACGTTTCACGCTCAAATGAATCATAAACCGCCTCTGTTTGTTCAATTTGATTTGAGTATGTATTGATTTCACAATACTGGTTGCCGGAAAGAAAATTGCTGTTAAGTATCCATTGATTTTCAAGCGATAAACGCTGATTCTTCCTGTCGTCAAGCTTTGTTGTTATTTCTGATATAATGTCATCTTTAAAAAGTGGTAGTCCTGTTTTTTTATCAAAATCAATGCGATTATTATCAGTGACTTTGTTGTTTTTCCCAAATATATTTTTAAAAATATTCACTTTTTTTCACCACCTTTATTTGAGAAAATTAAACTATTATATTATTCAGAACATTCTGCACTGTCAGGCAATTTTTCTTTAACTTTAAATTTGTTGAATTCGTTTACAGCAGATTCAATATACATATCAAGCTCCAATTCTGTAATTTCAATTCCTTTTTCGTCAAGCATATCAAGGATATATTTTTTTGCAGAATCGAGTTTTGCAGGTCCGTCAAGGTCTTTGTATAGCTGCTCAACAGCATTTACAACTGTTGTAACAATGCTTTTTTTCTGTTCCGTATCAAGTTTAATATCAAATTGAGCTTTTAGTTTAGCGGTCCAGTATCCAATGATAACAATTAGAAAAGAAGCCAAAGCAGGCAACAGCACGTTTATAAATTCTTTCATGATAAAACCCTCCGTTTAATTTAATCTTCCCCATGCAAGCCCTCAATGCGATTCAGTCGCTTGTGAGCTTGCTTGGCTGATTCTTCAACGCGCGTAACCCTTTCGGATAGTACGTTGAAATTCTTGTTTGTGTCTTTTTGTTCGAGCAAAATATCATCATTGCGCCTTTTGATGTACTCGATATCAGATTTAATTGTCGCGTCGCAATTACCCTTGCTATAATTGTCAGTTTTAAGACCTTTGTAATAAGACAGGAAAGAAGAAATAATTGCTACGACTCCGCCGGCTATACCGACAAAAACAGCTATATCCATTTGTCATATCCCCCAATTTCAAAGTTTAGCAAGATACTTAACGTCAATAGCGGCTGTGACAACATCTTGAACGCCGATAACTGCTCTCTCACCAGATAGCTCCATAACATCATAGGACGGATAATACACTTTGAATGTTTTGTTGGTCTTGTATTCTATTGGCTTAACAACAGTAACCTTATCGCCCTTCACGATTTTTTGAGAAACATTTGTTGTAGTCTGTGTGCCTGGATTGATTTTTATCGGCATGGCCTTTGCTACGTCAGGGATAATAAGTACATCACCAGGATGAATTACAGAAGTGATTTTTTTACCATTGGCAGCTGCAATATC